TTTATTTTAACCCACATACTAAAAGATGTAATTGCGGTAGCTCCAACGGTATTTGAAATAATACTACTTGTACCATTAAACACCCCTGATAAATCAAACTCGCCTACTCCATAAGATACATTAGTAGGTGTTCCACTATAATTACCGCTTAAATCATTAGCATTACCATCTAATTGGTATGTAGCAATACAAGACGTATCTCCTAAGACTTGTAAGGTATCTACTGTTCCATCACAAATACATAGTTCTTCTGTATATAAAGCCTCTACTTCTAAAGGGTCTAATGCGGTGTTGAAGAATCTTGCTTGGTCAATATAACCTTGCCAATAGTAAGTGTTTGCTGCTTGCTCTAAACCAAAAAAAGTATTTGTTGAAGTATATGGTGTACTTTTTGATGCTGTTCCTATAATTGCACCATTTAAATAAAATATAACTTGATTAGTCGTAGTTGTTATTGCACAATGATACCAAGTATTTAAAGATATAGAAACTACAGTACTAAAAGCTCCTGTTTGGTTTGACAACAAACCTTGCCTATCTACAAAATATAAACCATTTTCAGGATTATTTATTTCCCACCCAACTCCAGAACCTGAATAAGTAGATAAAATCATACGATTTCCCGTAAGACCATTTGATTTAAACCAAAAAGCAGCGGTTGTATTATCATTAACTAAAGGTAGCCCTCCAATTTTACTTGTTGAGCCATTAAGGTAAGCTGCTTGACCAAATACCCCTGTTCCATAAGCAGGAGTTGTAAAAGTACCATCATATCCATTAGGACTTGAATCATTAGCATCGCCATTTAATTGATACAAAGCTAAACCACCACCACCAAATGGGTCGTAGTTATCTACTATATCAGTACAACCGCCACCACCACCTGCAACTTTAGTATTTATTAATCTATTGTTCATACTCTTGTTTTAAGGTTATACTAAAGGGTCTATTGGCTCTACTAATACAATTTGATATTTAAGTACTTCTGCAATAGTTGTTAGGTTGTCAATTTCTACTTCTGCAATATCAGATTTTCTTATTATTTCGTTTCTTTCATCTGTTATATTTTCAGGAAGGGCAATTCCATTAATTGCTAACCTTATTCCATACCAATCAGTAGGCTGCAATAATTTATAAGCCATTGCTTTAACCTCTGACTTTTTAGTCTCTTTAGCTTGTTCTAATGTTTGGCTAAATACCTTGTCTGTAACATCGTAAACAAACTTCTTTTTCTTTTTGTCAAAGTGTAGGTTAGATATTTGTTGTGTTACACTATCGTATGTTGGCATAACAACGTCATAGAAACCATAATCTTGTGGGTTTTCTACTTTGTCAAAGTTTAAGTGTAAACCATTCTCATCCTCCCAAGTTTTAGGAAGTCTGTTAAAGGTCTTAATGTTTCCGTTAATTTCTATTGCTTTCATATCTTATTGTGCTTGAGAGATTGAGAACCAGTATTCTGCTGCTCCTGTTACTACTACTTGAATTAAATTACTTACTGTACCATTATAAGTTCCTGATACTGTTGAGCCTGCAGGAAGCGTTAATGCGTGGTCTCCTGTGATTACTAAGTCTTTAACCATACCTATTGCAGTATTTGAGAAAGTAAGAGTAGTATCTCCACTTAGTGTCTTAGTAAATACTTGAGCAGTACTAAAATCTACATCAGTTGCTAATGCTGCACTTGTTGTAAATTCAGCAGCCAATTTAGCATAGGTAATAACGTCATTCGCAATAGTTAATGCAGTTGCTCCTGTAACTTCCCCTGTATGGGTTGCGTTAGGAGATGAGTTTGTTACTGTTACCGCACCTGTGGTTTGGTCTACTGAAATGCCTGTACCAGCCGATACTGAGTTTACATCTCCTGCATCATCATTGTACAGTTCCGTAAAGTTGTCGTTTACTTTGTCAAAAGCCGTTCTTAATGGGTCTCCTGTACCATCATTAGCTACGCTTCCAATATTAATTACTTGTTTTGCCATTTTATTTTTTTTAAAGTTGTGTTCTATCTGCGGTTAATGTTGTTGTATCTGCGGTAAATAAAGTGCTATCTGCTGAAATTCTAAAGGTAACCCAACAAGTAGGAGAAGCTATGTCATTTATTGCATTAGTACTCCAAAGTGTGTCAGCTCCAAAAGAGCCATCTTGCTCCATCTCACAGTATACGCTTCCCCAATCTATGTTGTTTGCCATCTTTTTGCTTTTCTAGATATTTCTTTAGTTTAGTTAAGTTCTTGTCCTTTGGTTTGTATCTTGCTTTCATATCTATAGTACCCAACCTTGAAAGGTCGCATCGTGGTCAGGGTGTATATCATCATTAATATTGCTAGTGTACTCAGGATAGCTAGACTGGTTAAAAGACATATAGTCAATAAACCTTCTAGTGTAGTATTCAGCAATATCTCTCTCCTTAGCTACTAAGTAATCTACCTCATCTTTAGATACTACCTCAGAGTTCTCGCTTGTGTGCTTATATATTCCTCCGTTTTTAATAGAGTAAGCAGCAAACGGCAAATAGTCCACCATAGCAAAGTGAATAAGCATTGGCTGAACATAACTATTAACTAAGTCTAGATAGTCTCCTGATAGCGTTCCTGCTACTATGTCTGCAGATATTTTATCATATAGTTTAGACCCTAGATAGTTTTTAACGTGAATCTCTTGAGCTATTTTTATAAATTGAATGAACTTGTCAGTATCTACATTACCATCTAGGATGCTATTGCGTACTAAGTCTGTTCTTGTTATGAATAGTGCTATTGCCATTTATCTTTTATTTACAAATCCATTATTAGGCATATCAGTAGGTCTAGTAGCTACTTTCTTATCGTTTGTCTCAGGTTTAAACCCATCCTTTCTTGCTTGGTTTACGCTTATCTCAGCATTAGGGTTTGTAGCATCAGGATTCACTCCCTTAGCCATATAGGTTTTACGCATCCAAAAATGATGACAAGAACCTCCTCCTTTATAAAGCCAAATATCATAAGTATCAGCACCTGATAGACCCCATCCTGCATTAACTGCTCTTTGAGACATTTGTTGTATGTCCTCTTTTCTATAAATCTTTTTAGCAGCTACCATCTTTCTACAAAAGTCTCTAGATACATTCTCTCCATTCTTTTGAGTAGTCTTTAATGGTGCGTATTGGTATCTTACTTTGAATCTTAGATTTTCTACCTCTCCATCTTGCTCACTCTTAGCATTAGGTCTAGCAGAACCAGTAGAAGCTAATCCAATCATCTTATCTAAGCTCTCCTCTGTATCATAGTCTACAGGTCTCTCATCTACAAGCTCCCAATCATCTAAGTTCTCATCCTCTCCAAAGTCTACCATAAAGTCTGCAAAGTCCTCATCTACCTTAGGTTTATCACTTGACATCTTTACTCCTGTTTCTTCTTCTCTAGTTTCCTTATCTACTACGTTATCTAAGTCTGTAAACTCTAGAGGTTGTAAGGTCTTAAAGTATAGATTTAAAGCAATATTATTGTAAGCTAGTACTTTATCAAAGGCATCTATTAAAAGTGTCTGAAATGGTCTAATAACAGTATTATCCATTAATGTAGAAGCAGTCTCTATCTCCTCTGCGTTGTTTCCTAATCCTGATGAGTCTTTAATACCCAAAAGCATAGGACTTACAACCCTATGAGATACCATTATCTTTTTAGAACTCTCATCAGATAAAAATTGGTATTGTTGGTGTGCATCTGATAGTTGTACAGGCTCAATACTAGCAGCAGTCTCTGCATTGTCATTAAAGGAAAGTATAAACTTCCCTGAGTTGCTAGAACCTGCAAACTTTTGATGTATTTTATTCTCTATTAATTGTCTTTCCTCCTCATTAGGAACTCCATTGTTAAAGTTTATAAGCATTGAGGGAGCAAGACCATTCATAATATTGTTAAGATGGTAGTTAGAAATCTCCTCCTCTAACTCTGCGTACTGTAAACCTCCTTGATAGTCTACTGGAGAGTAGTAATAGAATCCTGCTCTGTAAGGCTTAACAAATAATATCTCAATAGCTTCTTTAGAGAACCCAAACGCAGGTATTCTTTGTGGCTCATCAGATGGCTTTATTTTAGTCCAATCCTTAAAGTAGTAGTAAGCCTCTATATCTCCATCCTCATTGCACTTCTCAGCTCTAAGAGTCTCTACAGGCATATGCTCTACTTGTACAATCTTAGACCTATCCTTAGAATAGATTACTTGCATAGCACAACTTCCCATTAGTTTAAGGTCATATACTAGCTTTCTAGTACAGTCCTTATTAAACAAGGTTTTCATTTGTGCATATTGGTCAGGCTTTCTATTAGAATCTGTAGCATCTAGTCCCTTACCATAAATCATCTCTGAGATACCATTGATAATAGCATTATTGGTAGGAGAACCGTTATATCTGTCTATAAGAAACTGATAGTAGTTATTGTCAGCACCATAAGCTACCCAGTCTTTACCTCTTACCTCAGATACCTTAGGGGAAGTGTAAGTGCTTAGATTAACTATGCTTACCTCTTGCTTTTTATGTACGTTATTATGTACATTTTTATTTATAGCCTTAACTATATTGTTTGCTCTTTTTGTCATAGTATAATGTAATCATTATCAAAGCTATCCTCAGAAATGTAAACATCTTTGTTTACTGAATAGTAGTCATTTGTATCTTGGTCAATGTTTTGGTCTGTACAGAATATCTTGTCTTTGTATATTACGTTACCTGAAACCAATATCTTTAAGTCATAGAATCTACCCTCTTTCAAATTAAAGGAATGTGTAAGACTCATATACTCTCCTGACTTACCCAAGTCTACCACCTCACTAGTCTCTGTGTTTGTACTGTCGTCTCTCAGTATCAGAGTACCACTATCAGCATATTCTCTAGGAATAAATAAGACAGTTTGGTCATCTGTACTTGTGGTTAAGTGTTTCATACTTATATAACGTATTATTTCTTGCTTTTTGTATTAGATAGCAAAAAAAACCCCACCATAAGGCAGGGTCTTAAATATTGTAACTAGATTTTAGTTACGCAGTTGGGTCAATAGCAGTATAAGTAGCTAAATCAGGTGCAGCAGCACAAAAGAATGGTGGTGCAGTTTCCTGAGCAGTAAGCGTTAAAGTGAATCCTGATAGGTCTCCCATAGCAGCACCAGTAGCAATAGAACCACCAGTTACCTCAGCTCCGTGTTCTTTACCTACTAAGAAAAAGTTTCCATTGTAGTCCTCAATAACTACCTGAGGTCTCCCTGCAGCTAATAATTTGATTTCTTCTTGTGTTGCTTTGTCTAAATAAGTAAATGTAGCACTAAGAGTAGACTCATAGAAAGTAGTACCATTTTCTCTAGATGAGTTAATAGCAGTCTCTAAACTAGAGTTCCCTTTGATTTCATATTGATAAAACTCCTCTGAACCTGAGAATGTAATCTCTCCTGCAGATGGAGCAAGGGCAGCTACTGCACTATCGTAATTAGAGAAATAGATGTTTTTAAGTCCACCTACCGCACTCTTACAAGGCAATACTCTACCGTTTGTAATTGAACAAGCCATATGTTTTAAGTTTTTTTAGATTAATTAAAAAAGGGTAGGCAGGCTTCTATGGCTTACCTACCCCTTCTATTTATTTAGTTATTTGATTATGCAGGAGTATAAAGAACAATATCAGAACCGATACCGTACTCTACGCCACTTGTAAATCTCATAATTACTCTTACATTTTGAGAACCATCTAAGTCTCCCATATCTAATACTTTTACTTCGTTGTGGTCAGATAATAAACCAGTACCAAAGAATAAGTTAGATTTCTCAGCAGCTACCA